TTAGTGGAGAAAGAATTGATTTATTTAAAGATGAACAGGTTTCATTTAACCAATCAATACAAAATATAAAAGACCCTGCAAAGATATTTACAGAATTTACTAAAACATTTTCAGTACCAGCTTCAAAAACTAATAATCAAATATTTAAACATTATTATAATTTTAATAACGTAGATTCTAATGACATAAGATTTAGTGCCTTTGATGCAAGAAGAAAAGTAAGTGGTTTAATAGAGCTAAATAATATTACATTTAAGCAAGGTTATGTTAAACTTGAAGGCGTTGACTTAAAATTAAATAAAGCCTACGCATATCGTATTACATTCTTTGGAGAAACAGTAAACCTAAAAGACTTAATGCGTGATGATAATTTAGGAGTTTTAGATGATTTAGAACAATATGGAACTAACTTAACTTATGATGCTGCAAGTATTAAATCATACTTACAATCTGGTTCTAATAATATACTATGCCCTTTAATAACATCAGGAGCATCTGGCATAAACAGTAGGTTATATTATAATTCTGGTACACATACTGCAGAAGATGGAAATTTATATTGGCAATCTAACGGACACAATCACGGTGTGTTATGGTCAGATTTAAAATATGCTATAAGAGTTTGGAAAATTATTGAAGCAATAGAAGTACAATATGATATAGAATTTACAGATGACTTTTTTAATTCATCAAATCAAGAGTTCTACACTTTGTATATGTGGTTACATAGAAAAAAAGGAAATGTAGCTCCTTTATCACAGGTAACTCAATATCCAACATTAGTTACTGGCTTTGGTTTACCTCAAACAAGAACAGGAATGATTAATGGGAATGGTTTACAAATATTTGGTACTGATTTGCCAGATATACAACAAGATTTAGTTTTAACTGTTTCAAGTGGAACTGCTCCTTATGATGTTGTTATATACAGGGGTGGTGTTGCTTGGGCTTCATTACCTAACAATACTGGAAGCAAAACATTTACTCAATCTGATTACCCTGCACCAATGGATGCTGAAACTTATACTGTAACAATATTTGTAACATCACAAATTGATTTTTCAAGTGTTGTTTGGGATTTGTCAGGTTATGATTTTGGAGCTGGTAGTGGTTGGACTGAAACTTATAATTCTGGTGCTATTAGTGCAACTACATCTTTTGATTTTATTATACAACAACAAGTGCCTGACATTAAATGTATTGACTTTTTAACAGGTATATTTCGTATGTTTAATTTGACTGCTTACTATGTAAGTGATGCTCAAGATGCAGATTATGGTAAAATTAAAGTGCAAAAATTAGATGATTTTTATGCAGCAGGAACAAGTTATGATATAAGTGAATATGTAGATACTAAAGAAGGTCAAGTTAATGTAGCATTACCTTATAAAGAAATAGAGTTTGGTTATGAAGGAACAGGAACTTTACTTGCTTTACAATACGAACAACTGTTTGGCAAAAAATGGGGTGCAGAAAAATTTACAGGAGATGCTACAATAGGTAACAACTTTGATGCTCCTAATCCTACATATAAAGTAACACTTCCTTTTGAACATATACAAATGGAACGCCTTGTAGATGCAGACCCTACAGGTATTGGTCAAACAAGTATTCAATATGGTTATTTTGTTGATGATAATTTAGAAGCATACTTTGACAAGCCTTTATTATTTTATCCTATACTTATAGCAGGAGGAGCTACAAGAGTAAGTTTTAAAACAGATACTAATAGTAGTTCACATCCTGAATATGTAGATAGTTATTATATTCCAAGTAATAGTGTAAGCACAAGTCCTGTAACAACAACAGGAAAATTAAATAATCATTTTTATAATGAAAGAAACGAATGGACTAATACAACTGAATTTACAAGAACATTATTTCAAGAAAATTATCTTACATACATACAAGATGTTTTTAATAGCAAAAGAAGATTAATTAAAATAAAAGCATACTTACCATTAAAGATTATTTACAAATTAAATATGAATGATAAAGTTGTAATTAATAATCAAAACTTTACAATAAATACTTTAAATACAAATCTAAATACAGGAGAAAGTTCAATGGAGTTATTAAATGAATTATGATAAAAAATATATTAGAATTATTAAAATACACAAACGGAGAAACAGAAAATATCCGTATAGCGACAGGTAAGAATAAACTACCTACAAGCATTAAAGAGGGTATTAAACAAATTAAAAAAGAAATAAGCTATGCCAATAACTAAGACAATAGTAATAGATGTTAATGTAAAAGATGCACAAGCTGATTTAGACCAGTTAAATCAAATGCTTGAGCAACAAGATGATATTCTTGATAGTCTTGAAAAACAACTGCGTGATTATGAAAAACAATTAGAAAAAACTAATAGTAAAGATTTAAATAAACGTAAGGAAATACAAGATTCTATTAATAAAACTAAAAAACTTATTAAAGAAGAAAAACAAGATATTAAAGAAAACACAAAGGCAAGAAACAAAGCCAATAAAGCACTTGATGAAGCTAAAAAAAATGCAGGAGACCTAACAGGTGTTATGGAATTAGCTGATAAAGCAACAGGTGGTTTAGCAAGTTCATTAGTAAATGTAGCAAAAGGCACAGGAGGAGTTACAAAAGGATTTAAAACAATGAAAGTTGCAATCGCTGCAACAGGTATTGGTGTATTAGTTTTAGCCATTGGTGCAGTAGCAACAGCTTTAACAAACTCAGAAGCAGGTCAAAATAAATTTAATAAAATGATGACACAGATAGGTGTCGTTGTTGGAAATGTTACAGATATATTAGGCAATTTTGGTAATGCTATTATGTCTTTTGTTACAGGTAATTTTGATGAAGCAAGAGAATCTATAGGTAAAGTTACAGAGGGTATAAAAAACTTTGGAGAAGAAACTAAAAAAGAAATTGCAATAGCAGGAGAGTTAGCAGACAAAAGAGCAAAAGCAGATAAACAAGAAAGAAAATTATTATTAGAACGTGCAGAAGCTAATAGAAAAATTGCTGAGTTAAGAGAAAAAGCAGCTGACAAAGAAAATGTTACAGTTGAAGATAGAATAAAAGCTATTGAAGAAGCAGGTAAAATAGAAGAAGATATTACAAATAAAGAAATAGAAAATGCACGACTTAGATTTGAAGCTAAAAAAGAAGAAAATGCTTTAAGTGAATCAACAAAAGAAGATTTAGATGAAGAAGCACAACTACAAGCTGAATTAATTAATTTACAAACTGCAAGATTAACTAAACAAAAAGCATTAACTGCAGAAGTTACTACAGCAAGGCGTGAACAAGAAACAGAGTTACAAAAAATAAAAGATGATGCAGCAGCTAAGGAAAAAGAAGAAACCGACAAAAAAGCAGAGCAAAAGAAAATAGATGACCAAAAAGTTATTGATGATGCAAAAGCATTAGCTGATTTAAAAACACAAATAAGAGATGCAGAAGCAGTTACAGAAGATGAACAAAGGGCATTAGAGATTATTAAAGTTACAGAACATTACGATAAACTTATAGCACTTGCAAAAGCAAAAGGATTATCAACTGTAGCACTTGAAAAAGCTAAAACAAATGCATTATCAGGATTTAATGAAGAAGTTGCTACTAACGAAATAAAGTGGGAAGAATTAACACAAAAAGAAAAAGGTAAGATTATTTCTGATGGCTTTAATAATATGGCATCAGTTTTAGGTGAACAAACAGCAGCAGGTAAAGCAGCAGCTATTGCAGCAGCAACTATTAGTACATATCAATCAGCACAAGATTCATATAAATCATTAGCAGGTATTCCAATTATTGGTCCTGCATTAGGAGCAGCAGCAGCAGCAGCAGCGATAGTATCTGGTATTGGTCAAGTTAAAAAAATTACATCTACACCTGTACCAACATTAGGAGGTAAGGGTGCGCCAACAATAGGCACAGGGTCAGCACCATCTCCTGCACCTGCACCAACTCCACCTGCTTTTAATGTAGTAGGTCAAGGAGCAACAAGTCAATTAGCATCTGTAAGTGGAGAACAAACACAAGAACCTGTTAGAGCATACGTTGTAAGTAATGATGTAACAACTGCTCAAGGTTTAGAAAGAAATATTGTAGAAGGTGCTACTATATAAATGCAAAATTATTAATTAAATACGTTATATAATATATGAAAATAGTCGAATTAATACTTGACGAAAATCAAGAAGCTTCTGGAATCGAAGCAATATCCATAGTCGAAAGTCCTGCAATAGAAGAAGATTTTATAGCTTTAAAAAGTGATGAAATTAAATTAGCAGAAGTATCAAAAGAAAAAAAGATATTAATGGGTGCTTTATTAGTGCCTAACAAGCCGATATACCGCAATAACGAAGGAGATGAATATTACATATATTTCTCAAAAGATACTGTCGTAAAAGCTTCTCAATTATATTTAACAAAAGGCAACCAAAACAATTCAACATTAGAACATCAACACGAATTATCAGGATTAAGTTTAGTTGAATCTTGGTTAGTTGAAGATGAAGTACACGATAAGTCAAGAAAGTATGGTATGAATGTACCTGTAGGAACTTGGATGGGTGCTGTAAAAGTTAATAATGATGAAGTATGGAATGACTATGTTAAAACAGGTAAGGTAAAAGGTTTTAGTATTGAAGGTTACTTTGCAGATAAAATGGAAAGACCTAAAGATGCTGTAGGTTTATCAGAAGAAAAATCATCAGAAGAAATATTAAATCAAATAAAACAGATTTTAATAGGAGATACAGAAGAATTAAAAAAACCTTGTTGGGATGGTTACGAACAATATGGTACAAAAATTAAAGATGGAAAAGAAGTGCCTAATTGTATTCCACAAAAATAATGAATAAGAAATTAAGAAACTTTTTTCCAGGATTAGCAAGTCCTAAAAACTCAAGAAGAGCTTGTTTATGTAAAGACAAAGATACTTATTCAAGAAAATGCTGTGATGGCTCTTTATGGGCTCAAGGTATTGGAGTTATATCAAGAACAATTTGAAAATGCAAAAAATAAATTAAACCACGTTATATAAATAATTATGAAATCAACTGAAATGCTCAACCAAATCAAGACACTTCTAAACATAGAAGTTAAGCTTGAAGAAATGAAACTTGAGAATGGTACTCGTGTCGAAAGCGAATCATTTGAAAAAGGAAAAGAAATTTTCATCCTAACAGATGATGAAAAAGTTGCTATGCCTGTAGGAGAATACCTACTTGAAGATGGTAGACTTGTAGTAGTTAAAGAAGAAGGTATTATTGATGATGTTAGAGAAGTATCTGATGAAGTACCACAAAAAGAAGAAGAATCTAAAGATGAAACTGAGGATTTAGAATACAAAGATGAAGAAATGGAAGATGATGGAAAAGAAGCTGATGTTGAAGATTGGGCAGGAATGGAAAAAAGAATTAAAAATCTTGAAGATGCTATTGCTGACCTTAAATCTAAAGTAGGAGAAAAAAATATGGAAGAAGATGAAGTTGAAATGAACGAAGAAGAAGTTTCAAGACAACCTAAATCAAGAACAGTTAAAGAAGAATTTAACGAAGAATTAAAAGAGGAGTTATCAAAACCTGCTGCTCAACCAATTAAGCATAATCCTGAATCAGGTAATGCTAAAAAAGAAAATTTTAGAATTAGTCCTAAAAGACGACCTTCTACAATGGATATAATCTTAAATCAATTAAATAAATAAAAATTAAATAATTATGCCACAACCAACTATCACGACTACTTATGCAGGAGAATTTGCAGGAAAGTACATCGCTGCTGCTCTTTTGAGTGGTAACACTTTAAGTCAAGGTGCAATTGAAATCAAACCAAATATTAAATTTAAAGAAGTTATCAAAAAGGTAGCTACTTCTGGTTTAATTGGAGATGAATCTTGTGACTTTACTAACGCAGGAAGTGTAACTCTTACAGAAAGAATTATACAACCTGAGAATTTTCAAGTTAACCTTGAATTATGTAAAACACCATTTGAATCAGACTGGGGTGCAGTATCTATGGGCTATTCAGCTTTTGATAACCTACCACCAGACTTTGCAAGTTTCTTAATTGCTCACGTTGCAAAAGAAGTTGCTGCTTCAACTGAAAACAATATCTGGCAAGGAAATCTTGGTGGAGCACAAGCAGGAGAATTTAACGGATTAGTTACTTTAGCTGCTGCTGATGGAGATGTAATTGATGTTGCTGCTGTAGGTGGTGGTGTTGATTCTGCAAACGTAATTGCTGAATTAGGAAAAGTAGTAGATGCTATTCCAAGTACATTATACGGAAAAGATGATTTATTTATCTATGTATCACAAAACGTAGCAAAAGCATACGTAAGAGCATTAGGTGGATATGCTGCATTAACTAACGTAGCAGGAACTGAAAATGTAGGTTCTGTTGGTGCTAATGGTATTGACAATAGAGGAACATTATGGTACGGAGGTAACGAAAACCTTTCTATTGATGGTGTAAAAATATTTGTTGCTAATGGTTTACCAAACAACTATATGTTTGCTGGTCAAAGGTCAAATCTTTACTTTGGTACAGGTTTAATGTCTGATTACAACCTTGTTAAGCTAATTGATATGGCTGACATTGATGGAAGTAAAAACGTAAGAGTAATAATGAGATTTACTGCAGGCGTACAATATGGAATTGGGTCTGAGATAGTACTTTATTCTTAATAAATTAAATTAACCAAAAATTAGGGTAGGTGGGTTAGTGCCTACTTACCCTTTTTTAATAAAAAAAATATAAACTATGGCTTGTGCATTAACAACTGGAAGAAGTTTACCTTGTAAATCGGCATTCGGTGGTATTAAAAAAGTTTACTTCGGTGACTTTGGAGGTATTACAGGAGTTACTTTAGGTGCAGATGGCGAAGTTACTACAATAACAGGTACTCAACCTGATTTTTATGAGTACGATGTTAAAGGTAATTCATCACTTGAAACTACAGTAACGAGTTCGAGAGAAAACGGTACAACTTTTTACACTCAAACATTAAATTTAACATTAACGTATTTAGATGCGAAAACACAAAACGAATTGCAAATTATTGCAGTTGGTAGACCTTATGTAGTAGTTGAAGATTACTATGGTAACCAATTCTTATGTGGATTTGAAAATGGTATGGAATGTACTGGAGGAACTACCGTAACTGGAGCTGCTGCAGGAGATTTATCAGGGTTTACTTTAACAATGGAAGGATTAGAAGAAACAGCTCCCTACTTTTTAGCTTCAGGGCTTATTGTTCCTGCAACTGATAAAATAAATCCAACACCATAATAAAATTGTTTAAAAATTAAGAGCATCCTTTTGGGTGCTTTTTTTTTGCATTAACATTTCTACAAAATAACTTATTTATTACGTTATATATAAAATGATTGTATTAA